CAGCAAGAGTTCCTCCGTTGTTCATTGTAGTTGTGACTTGTGCCACTGTTCTTCCGCCCCAAAGGTATGTGCCCCATCCATAACCATAAGATGCATTTAAGGGACCTACAGGCTCATAAGGATTGACATCTATTGTGCCGTTGTTCGTTGTTCCTGATCCTGTTTCAGCAGAGGGCATGGTAATTGTAAAAGTTGTAGTCGTAGGAACAGACTGAACCTCGAACACTTTGTTATCAAAGTCTGTAGCAGTAAAACCAGTTTGTGCTGCATTAAAAGATCCAGCATTTGCAAATGTAGTCAGCTCACCAACTTCTAAATTGTGAGATCCTGTTGTTGTGATAGTGACTGTGGTCGATGCATTTGTCGTGGTAATATTACCACCTGTTTGAAAATTATCTGTCTCAAGTGGTGTTATGTCATAAAAAGCACCTTCGTAATAAATCACTAAAACTCTATCGGTGCCTATGGCAGCGTATCTTTTACCATCTGTATTAGCCCAAACGTGTTGAGCCCTAGCAGCACCAACAATTTTATCATTTACTAAAGCCTCCCAACCACCAATCTTTTCAGGCTCACCGTATCTAAATCTTACATTATCTCCATCAACCCATCTTCCCTCTGCATCAGAAGGTGTAGATTGCTTATCAAATCCAGGTGCTATATTTACTTTGGATAAAGGCATGGCAAATTATACCATTTTTTCTAAGGGTTATAAACTAGTTCGATAAATCAACTTCGTAGTCGTGATTATTTTGTTTTTGGACATGTTCAGGAAAATGCCTTTGAAAATCAGCTACTATTTTAATTAAGTCGTTGGCTACAGCTTTGAAAGATTCGGGTGTTAAAATGAACTTACCTTTTTCATTGAGAATTTTAATTTCTTGCTCAGAAAATAACCATTCACAGCTTCCATCTTTGTATTGTTTAAAAGTCATATCTATTCATAACAAATAAAAGAACTAAGAACAAGCAGGTTCCCCCAAACCTTTTCTTTGGTCAAACATAAATTTTAAATTATTTGGTGTATTCTCACAATATTGCAAATCAAGATTTATATAATGGTCACCATTTAATGGACCTATTTTTTGACATTGGTACATGTTTCCACAATAAACTAATGCATCTCCATTCTCTAAAACAAACTCATCATCAGTATCTACCTTAGTTTTCCATTTCACATCTGAACCTAAATTTATTTGACATGTAAGTTGTCTGTGTTGATCTACCTTAAAAGGTTTTTGAGTAGATTCGTTAATGTAAACTTTCATAATGGATATTAAAGGTAATAATTTTTTTCCAGAAATTTCTTCTAAGATCTTTCTTTTATTCTCAAGCAAACAATCAAAAAATATGTCTCCTCCTATTAAAGTTTCTGCTAAGCTTTCCTTATCTCCATCAAACAAATTTTTATTTCTCTGATGAATAATTTTTGCGTAGGCATAAAATAACTTTTGATCATTTTCATTTAAAAAATTTTTTACTACCACAAACTTTTTTCTTGTGTTTGTAGTTGTTTCAATATCTAAAAACTTTTCTAAACCAGCCATGACACCACCGTATATCTTTCACCCTTAGTTATTTCTTCTACTTTATGAGGATACATAAAATTACTAGGAAACATGATGACTCTATTTTTTTTAGGTTTGATTACCATATTTTCAGTTTTTTGATCGGGATCAGTAAAAACTAAATTACCTCCCTCAAAGTTATCATTACAAAACATTATAAAACTTAAACATCTTTTAAATTGTGTTGCATAGTCAACATGCGCTATGTAATGACCACCAGGTTTATATTTTAACAAAGTTGTATTTTCTATTTCAGAAACAGGATTGTGAGGTAATTTGCAATCATTAATATATTTCATGTTAGTTAAAGTAATTATATTCGTTAATATATTATTCCAATGTATCCCTGTTAAATTTTGATTTTTGCTCATTTCTAATTGATCAGGTGCTGAAGCTGCTCTTGCAATGTTATCCATGTGTACAATCTCAGTATCTCTTATTTTTCTTAATTCTTCACCTTGTTGGCCACTACCTATTTGAGCAACATCATATGAAGTTTTTTTAGCATATTTTAAAAAGTGATTAATAACATGTTCTTTAGCTACGTCATCATAATATTTTACAAAATCTTTTATATTCATTTATAACTCTTTTTTCTCCAGCTACTTAATTTATAATTATCTAAAAATCTTGAAGCCATTATACTAAAATTAAAATTTAGTTTTTTTGAATTTACACCTTTAATCTTCATCTTCCAACTTTCTCTTTTAAAAGGAAAAACTTGGACAATAGGAGTTCCTCTTTTAATTATCATTTCTAAAGGCAAGTCCTTATCTAGAGCGTTGATTATAAAAGGAAAATTTACTGGTGTATCGAAAGAATCTGTATCTACTATTCCAGGAATTATTTCAAATCTTTCATCATTATTATTTAATATAGGAATAAATAAACAAGAATATCCTGGAGGAGTTTTTATTACCCAAGGTTGAGTAAATTTACAAACAGGTCCACCTATTTGTTTTTTAATTTTAGGCCAACCACTTACTTGTTTATAGTCCTGCATTTGACCTCTATCATCATACCTTGATTGTAAATTTAAACTTGGATTATTTGGTGCGAGTAATCCTAAATTTACTGGTGTTTCAGTTTTAGTATTCTTCTTAATAGATCCATCTTTTTCATCTTCGTAACCATGTAAAATCCTTAAATCTTGTGGATTTTTTAATAAATAACCAGATGTCAAAGTATCTAAAAAAGGAATACAACCTTTCACAGTTTTATTATCAATTGTGTGATTTAATTTTTTAAACCACTCAGGTATGTTTCTTTTTATTGGTGTTGGAAAAACTTCTTTTTCACTTTTTGAATTTACGTATTCTTCTGTGCATTGAAATTCAATTATGTTGTCGAACATAATATCTTTTTACATAATGATTTTAAGAAGTCAACTATGCTCTCATTTGGTGTAAAATATCTGTTACACCCATTTCTGATAATTTTTTATGAAAACCGTAAGCAAAAGTCCCCATAGATGATAGATCAAATGCTTCTAAAGCAGTTTTAGAGGCTTCAACTTTTGCTCTGTGTGCGTCAGAAACATAAGAGTTAGAAGTTAAAGTTTGATCATAAGTACGTATTAAAGCATCTTTGTGTACTGTAAGTGTATCCATAGTCCAATTGATCCACTCTTCTGCAGGCCAATCTATTACGTTCAATGAAGATCCATCATAACTTTGTATTAATTTTTCTTCTTTTTCTAGCTGTCCTGCAAGTTCATCTGATATGTCAACAATTGCATAAGCTTCTCTTACGTTATCACAAACATCATCTATTTCAGATTCAGTTAAAGCAATCTTTTGTAAAGGTCTTAAAACTCCGATTTGTTTATTTAAAATTGCGTATGCCATATATTAACTTCCAGTTTTTTGTTCCCAAATTTGAATTCCACCAGGAGTAGCTTCAGCACCTAAATTTCTTGCATCGTTTGATATTAACGGTGCTTTTGGAAATATTGCTGATCCTGAACTTGGTGCAGGACCTCTATAATATGGTGTGTATTCTCTTAAATCTGATACTATAGTTCCAATGTTTGTAGCAATTGTTCCTGAAGCTCTTGTAATAAAAGGCCCCGTTCCCGTACCACCATTGGCAACAATTTCGTTTGTGTTCCAAGTTGTTGCATTTCCAGCGGCACCAGTATTTGACCCTGCTGTACCGTTTGTACCAACTACGTAAGCAGCAGTGTAAGGATGTGAGATAGTGTTTGTTACTACATAACCCCAACCGCCTATTTGACCTGTATGGTGATTTCTATAAGTAGAGTTTGACCCTGGTCCGCCACCAATTGCTAATATTGCAAGTTTACTTGTGTTTGTGTCAGCGGTAAAGTTTCCTGAATCCGTTCCTCCTGTCCCTCTTGCTGTAGTGCCAAGAGCCGTTGAAGGCCAAAATGATCCTGCAGAAACTGCACCAGAAGAGGCAGCAGTTAATCTTCCTTGAGCGTCCACAGTTAAAGTTGCTAATGTGTAAGTTCCAGCTGTTACAGTTGTGTTAGCCAGTTTGTCGGCATCTACAGCATCATCTGCTATCATGTCTGTAGCTACTTGAACTTCACCAAATGCTCCAGCGGTTGCCGCTCCAACTACTCTGTTTGCAGCAGTTGAGTGTTGAAATTTTGCAAAAGTTACAGCGTCATCTGCTATCTTAGCAGTCGTTACGTTTGCGTTTGATATGTTAGCTGTAAGAATTGCATTTGCTCCAACTTGTGCAGCAACAATTGTTCCACCTAATGTATCTAAAGATATTTCTTTTAAATTTGTTCCGTCAGCATATGCTGCAAAGATCGCTGCTCTGTCAGGAGTAAAACCAGTTCCTGAAGCAGTTTTGATTGTTAAATTTGTTGGATTAGTTAATCCTGTACAATCGAAGATATAAAATTTTTCCATTGAGTCAGGTATAGTACAAACTGTGCTTGCAGCGATCGAAGCTGTCGCAAATTTGATTACCATGTTTCTAGCATTTGATATGGCAGCATTTGACATGACAAGTGCTAAAGTACCACCACTAGATAGTGTTACTTGTTCGAATCCTGCTACCGCTTGTTGTATTAATTGTAAGTTAGTATTAGTTTTATCACCCCACGTACCAGCATTTTCACCAGTAGTCATTAACTCCAATTTTAAATCTGCAGAATAATTTGATGCCATATATACCTTATGTTAACTTAATTAAGCAGCGAGATCAACCTCAGTCCAAACATTATTTACACCTGGATCAATCGTTTGCCATGCTGTTACTCTAACTGTGCCAATACTAGCTGTCAACCCTATACCAGTTAAGCTTATATTTACGTTACCAACAACAGATGCGATACTTCCTACTCTTGGCTCTACGCCTAATGAAGCCAAACCAACCTGTTGTCCTGGTATCTCAACAGCAGATCCCATGGCTGTAGCCATTGCTTGTCCTGAGACAACTTCAGTGGTTGTTTGAACTAAAGTTATCGTGCCTAAAGTTGCTGTGGCTGTTATACCTCCAACTACATCTACAGGAGTTTTTAAACCAGCTACAACTTGACCTGGAGAAGTAGATAAAGACTGACCAGATACATCTTCTCTAGTTGTTTGATCTAAATCTGTTGTGCCTAAAGAAGATTGTAAAGCATCTTCACCAACAAAGACTGAAACATTACCATCAATTTGAATTGAATTTAAACCTTGTGTAACAGTAATTAAATCTAAACCATTTTGTTGTGTAGCAAAATCAACGGAGACACCAACACTACCAATAGCAGATGTCATTGATTGTCCTTGAGCTATAGCAGAATATGTATCACCCCATACTCTGTTGCCCCAACCGCCTCGGCCCCAACCTACTTCTACAAGAGCCTCAACTGTTACATCTCCAATTGATGAATTTAAAACTTGTGATCCAGCTAATACTGATCCTGCAATACCCCAAGCACCTTCGTTCCAAGCATTTGCTCCCCAACCTTCTCCTGGCCCTGCTTGTACAAGTTCGCCTAATGTAGTATTAGCAGAAATACCTGATACCTCAGCACCTGAACTTGATGCATCCCCCCAAACTCCATCACTCCAATCTAAAGCACCCCATGTGTTTGTTGTAATATCAAATATACCTCCCATTCCAATTCCGTGCACATAACACAGATAATAAAAATCAGAAGCAGATGCAGGAGTTATCTCAATGTATCGAGTTGTTGCTGCATTAAATGTAGTTGTATTTGTGTAGCCCGCTTGGTTGCTTGCGCCATCAAGATAGTAAGTTACACCTGATGAAATAATTCCACCAGTTCCTGTTGTTGTTGAAAAAATTAAAGGATGATTATCGTTTGAGTTATCACTTTGATCTAGTCTTAACGTTCCACTATTTACCCAAGGTAATGTGCCTGGACCAGTAGAATTTCTTACACCATCAAGATAGAAAACATTACCAGTGCCACCACCATACAGGTCGCCTGATGCTACGGTTACGGTATATGTGTAATTTGCCATAGCATCGGCTCCCTATTAAATTAAGCGATTCTCAATATTGCTGCACTCGTTGTAAAAGCTGGGAACTGAATAGTGAATGTTCCGTTACTTGCAGTTTTATCACCGCCAAAATCTAATACAGCAACTCCTGGATCTCCAGATGCAGTGTCATTGTAAATTAATGCACCTCTTGCTGTTAAAGTTACTCCAACAAAAGACAAGTCAGCAAAATCAGTTATTGCTGTGTTTGTTGCTAAAGAAGTTCCAACGTTTACAAGAGCTTTACCGCCAGAAGAATATCCTCCAGTTGGTGAAGTTACCTGTGCTGTAGTTGAAAAAGATGTTGTCGATTTTCCTAAAGCAGCCGAGTTAGTGTACATTGCTAATTTGAATGAATTACCACCTGGATTGCTAAAGTTGTGCGTAGCTTCTAAAAGTTGTTTTTTAAAAGTGTTGCATATTGCGTTTGTTGTTATAGCCATTTTATCTCCTTATAATTTTATGGTGACGGTGAAGGTATTTTTATTCGAGGAACTCCACTGTCATATTCTCCTCTTCTTCGTCTACCCATTTGTTGTAGACCAAAAGCTTGTATGGTTTGATTATACCTGTCAGAATACAATTTGTATAGGTCTTCAGGTCCTTTTAAAAATCCAAAACATTCTCTTAAAACTCCATAGAGCAATAGTGCCTCTTGGTGATTTGATAAAAAAGTGTTTGTAGAATTATCAAAATGAGGTGGATCTTTAATATAATTTACTTGTACAGTGTGTGCCGCAGCAGGAGTTGGAGCTACAAGAATTACCGCACCTGTTTGAACATTATCCTCCCAGTTAGCGTAATATTTAGGAGTGCCTGTAGTTGCATCATTAGGTGCAAATTCTGATATAAAACTTGTATCTCTTTTTTCTAAAAATGTTCTGTTATTAGAACCATCAATAACTTGCACTGATCTAATAATCAAAGTATCCGAAGGCAAAGATACATAACGATTACCTATTGTAAAATTAGATGTAGCGTATTTTCTTAAATCATCGTAATCCACTTGACCCGCAACATCTAATTCAACGTTTCTAATAAATTGATCTAATAAGTTGTCTGTTAAAACATTACTGTCTACTTCAGTGTAGTTTCTAACTTGTGTTAAAAATGCTGAGTGTGTTATTGCCATTATGATATACTCACTGTTACAGATCCTACTCGAGCTGAAGCTTTTCTTCTTCTATTTTGTAATGAAGGATCTCTTGGTTGCATAGTTTGTAAAGTTGTTGTTATTCCGTTACTTGTAACTTCAGTTATAAAGGTTTCGAAAGCAAAATCACCAGGTAGACTAAGATTAGCAACTTGCACTGAAGCTCCTCCCGAGTCTGAAATTGTATTATCATTATCAGCTAAAAATTTTTGTTGAGGTTGTTGAAATCTCATCGGTCTTACTTTTTGTAAAGCTATCGCATCAGCAACATTTCTCTTTCTTCTTATCTGTGGGTGTTTTGGTTCAAATTCAGATATGTGTACGAAAGACCCATTCCACTCCGTAACCATTTCTTGATATGGAAAGGCTTGACCACTTCTATCAGATATTGCTTTTGATCTAGTTCCGTTTGCGTATTTAGCCATTATGATAAATTTGGAAAGTACGATTGTGGAGTAACATATAATGATGTTCTCTGACCATCTTCTTCCAAAGCCCTTTTTAATTCATCTTCGTAAATAAGTTTCATAGCTTGAATTCTGTCAGGTGCTTTTTTCATGGATAAGTAGTAAGCAAGACCTGCACACATACATGGTAAAAATCTATAAGCTACATCTGCTTGTTGATCATTGTAAGCTGAGGCATCTTCAATTCTGTTTATAGTGTAAAATTTTAAAGTTGTATAAGTTGAGGCATCAGGTGCAACATATAAACTTATTTTCGGTGTTGTTTGCCTATCAACATAATACTGTGATGGCTGACCTGTAGCTAATTTATTAGGTAAAGCAGAATATGCAGATCTATCTATTTTTGTAAGAGCTACGTCTTGTGTGTTAGCATTATCTCCTGCAGCAGCTGTAGTTGAAATGTAAGCTTCTAAAACATCATTTACGTTTGAAGCCACTGTGTAAGTTGCTGTGCCCGCAGTTAATGCTTGTTCGTTTAATTGAACTTTCCAAAGATGAACACCTCTATTTCCCCAATCTGCAAATAATAAATTTAAAGATCTTCTAGCTGTTTTCAAATCATAACCAGCCATAGGTCTTAAACCACATCTTTCGTACCCTTCGTCTATGATCTCGTCAATGTTTAAATCAAATGATGTTGAACCTGATGTTGCCATTAAAACCTCTTTTTAATTCCTAATCTTAATCTATCCTTGTTAATACCAAAACTTACATCTGTATTTTTATATATCTTATCATAACTCAATTCAGGCTTAAACTTAGCCTTAGATTTTTTAAATACATTTATTAAGTTATCTCCTTTTTCAGCTTTTGTTCCTTGTGTTTGAAAGAAGTTAAGAGAGAACTTTCCTTTTGGTAATAAATTAACATCTCCCCCACTATCTCTTTTTAATATTGTTTTTACATTTGTTGGTTTACCACCAACACCTTGTGCTCTACTTCTTTTCCTTACAACGGCACTCCGCCTCTGTGAGTCTGTCATACTTGCTGCTTTTGCAGCAGGCACGCACTTTGGATACTTTCGTTTTGAACCACTTGCAGATTTTCTTCCACATTTTTTAAATCCTCCACCTTTTTTCTTTGAACCAATATCAACCCAGTCTTGCCTGAACCATTCTTTGAGTCCACCTTTTTTCATACCAGCAGGAACACAGTTAGGAACCATTTTATTTCCTTTTTTCTTCATGCCTTTTTGTTCATAACCAACCCAGCATGTTCCACGTTTAGACATCAATCATTCCTTTATAATAAGACTCATAAGACTTATTAGAAATTTTCTTTCCGCCTACCTCACTCTTAATATAAGAACCTGTGTAAGTACCTTCTTTTGCTTTTATAGTGCTCAAAGTTTTAGCTTGAGCGGCATGTAGCTTAGATGCTTTCTTTAAACCTTTGATAACTTTATTTACTTTTACTTGATCACCTTTTGCATATTTCATTATGCCACCTAGTTTAGCTGGTTTAGGTCCTCTGAAATCTTTTCTTTTTTTACCAGATGGATCTTTTATTTTACCTGCACATATTTTACTAGCGTAGGCATTAGCATATGCTGAGGGGTATACTGCGAACTTTCTTTTCGCTGCTGCTTTACCTCTAGGACATAGTTTTGTCATTTAATTCTCCTTCTTTAGCGGCCGCATTGAGAGGGTTATTTCTCCCCTTTTTACGGTTGTACAACTTTTTTGATTGTATCACTTTCGGTCTGTAAGTTCTAGACCTTACGACTTTTGCGATTGGATTTGCGTTTGATGGCTGCGATAACTCTTCGTTTTTTCTTTTTTTCATCTCTAGCACCTCTAAGTTTGCCATCTATTTGAGCTGGAATTGATCCTCTAGTTATTGCCATGATTTAGTTTACTATAATATTTAAAGAAAATCTACATGCATCATTTTTTGGTGCAAGACCTCTATGTTTAATACTACTTGGGAATATAATAGCCTGATTTTGTACACTTTTAATTATATGAGATTTTTCATTTTCTAATATAAATTCTGTTCCACCCGAATTTTCGTGTAGGTTAAATACAATTGAACTCCAATTTGGATTGTGTGTGTCTTGATGAAAAATTGAATGTGAATTAGGATGATAATAATTCCAAAAGATTCTTTGCACATCACAAAATTTAAATTGTTTTGTCTGCTCCTTAATCATTTCAAATATAAAATTAGCATACATATTGAGTTGTGGGTTTTTGTTTTCCTTGTCTTTAAAGTTGTAAGATGTGTGAGCAAATCCTTTATCTGTTGTTTTGTTAGTGCTTAAGGTGTTTACAAAATCATTACCATCATTTGTATTATCTAATGCAAATGACCAACTTGTTTGAGTCATCAAAATTGTAAATAATTGTTTAAGACAAGCTTTTGGAAAATTAATATTGACCGTTTCTATTCTAACCATGGTGTGTAGGACACCTTACCATCAACCCTTTGAGCACGCAACGATTGATTTCTGTTTCTGTCAGTAGAATAACTACAGTGTATCCAGCCCGATGTAGGTTCGTTATCTTTGTAAAACTCGAGAATCAATTGATCATATTCTAGCTCTGATTTAATCCAAAGAGCTAGCTCTCTATTATCTACACCTGGTATCTCAAAGTCTGCTGCAGCAGCTTTATCATCTGCCACATGTTGGCTGTTAACTGAACTTCCAATCTCTACACAAAGCTGAGCACAACGGAATCCTGATGATATGATTAATGGTTTGTCAAAGTGTGATCTTACGGGTTGTAATATATTTACAGCTAGTGCTTTTAAATTTTCTATTTGTGCAGGGTTAGGGTTATTATTAATTCCCTTCCTCTCACTAATTTGTGACTTTGTTAACTCGTCAAGAGTTATGTTAGCTGTTAATTTCATAATTAAAAATAATTTATATTTATTACTATTCTAGTATCAGTATCAGTTTGTTGGCAAGCCCTGTGAAGTTTAATTGAATCAAAAATTAATAATTTATTCTCCTCACTAATTATTTTCTCATTATTTTCTAACTCTGTATACCCATTATTAGTATTAATGTAAAATATAGCAGTTTTATGTGTTAATTTCTTATTTCTATGTATATCGCGATGCCAACCACAAGAATTATTTCTATTTTTATTAATATTTAAATTAGCCTTTATGTTTACCAATGCAACTGGCTCTAATGAATTAATTAATGGTAGTAAATTTGAATAAAATTGAGAGACAGGGGTACCATCTAAATAAAATTGATGACAAAAAAAACTTTCATTGTCGTCTGTAAAACCATCATACCAAACACCATCCTTTTGATTTAAATTCTCTATATCATCTGTTTTTGAAACTTGTGCATCATTATAAAACCAAGGGAATTCTTTAGATTCTAAGAGAGTTTTAATTTTTAAAAATTCTTCTTTTGATAAAAGATTTTTAATAATTTTCATTTATTTTTTTTCTTCAATTTCGTAAAAAAATTTATCTGTATCTTCTGTTTGCCATTTCCTTGAATCTTCAACATTCCATTCTGAAGTTTGTACTTTCCAATCAGGTATATTATTTTTTACAGTAAAGGATGGGATATCCCATATACATCGATTGTTTGGCTGAGCAGCATAATTTCCATCATCAAGCGCTATAATATGGGCACATTTATGTTCATGTGGTATTTCAGAATGATCTGTATCTAAAATGTTTGGTTCAGGATGAGCAAAATCAACAGTAAACAAATATTTTCCAGGATGCCATTTTTTATCCTTACCTATGTATTTACCAGCTTGTGCTTCTAAGATATCCCAAGTAGTAACAGCAGGATAATAACTAAAACAATTCCATAACTGAAGCTCGTCAAGTCTGCGAATTGGAACAGCTGACGGTTTAAAGCCACGTTGAATAAAAGCCGAAATTGGTAAGCGATAAAAGACGGCACCGTTTTCCATGATTGCATGGAAAAGAATCGATTTGCCAGTGATTGCAGATAAGCCAAAGATAATACAGTCTTCAACTTCTCCATGATGTTTTTTAAGATCATATAGATATTCCTTTCTTATTTGTGCGTATTCCACAGGTATGTTTGCATTTAAATAACTCATTTGTCATTAAGTCCATACCATATTACTATGCAAAGTAAAATAAAAGCAATGATTGTATTTATGGGTAATAATGGCTCAACAATATAGTTTTCCATTATTCTAATATAAGAGATTTTATTGATTTAGAACCATCAATATTCAACTCTAATTCTGCTTTTGATTTTATACATTTGTATTGCACATTAGGTGCTGGAACTCGAGTGGCCTCACGTTTATGTTTTAAACACACTGACATTGAGGGTTTTCCTGTACCTGGATCAATTTGTATTCTATGCTCTTTGATATCAGGGCCTACAAACATAAGAAGGGCTACAATATGCTCGATCATAATACTTTACCTTTGTTTGGTCCATATTTAATTCTATATTTATGCGTGCCTGTGCCATTAATCTCTACTTCTTGCTTGAGATCTTTTACATAGCTCATTTGTTTTGCTTTTTTCTCTTGTTCAGAGATATAATTTAAAATTTTTTTAGTGACTCTTTCCATTGGCTCTTACCTTATCTTTTAATACTTCAACATCTGATAATGCTTTTTCCATTTGTTTTTGTAAGAATTGTATGTTGACTTTGTTGTGCATCATATCTTCAATTCTTTTTTCTATCTTCTCGGTGGTCTTATAAAGATCCTCCAACAACATCAGCTGTTCCTGGTCTACGGGCTTTTGATCTGAGGCCTTAAGTAAATCAGCCTGCATCAGCTCCCGTGATGTCTCTAACGATACCAACCTTGCCGTCAGCTCGGTATAAGCGAAAACGCCCATTGCTACGAGCACGATCAGGCTAGCAACCGTTTTCATCGGCATCTGTACGGAAGCTGATTCAGAAATTTTTAACGCCATAAATTACTTATAAAAACCTTTAAAAATCCAATTAACCCATTTATTCCATAAGCCTTTTACTTTTTCCCAAGCTTTGCAACAAACATTTTTACATTTATTTAACATTTCCATCTCCTTCTAGCTTGTCTTAATCTAGAGTTAGGATCTTTAGCTGCTTTAGGAAACTTCTTCATTTGACCAGCACTTCTAGCGCAGAATGATTTACGTCTCATTGCAGCCTTTGAACCTTTTTTTACTTTTCCCGTAACTGCAGTTCTTAGCTTTGATCCAGGGTTATCTCTTCTGTATTTAGCTACTCCTGCAGCTGTCATCCCCGCTCCACTTTTTGTAGAACGAAAATATTTTTTTGTTCGTGGAGGTTGAACATCTCCTCCACGACTATAGCCTATAATTTTCATACGGCCATTTCTCATTTTACGTGAATGTTATAGTCACACCAGCAGTGCCAGCGATAGTAGCATGAATACCTTCTAAAAATAAAATTCCATTTCCAGGTAAGTACATATCTAAACCTTCATCGCCAAATAAATAAGTAGCTACTGTAGTACCAGATCCGCCACCACTTTTAAAAATGATAGAACCACTTGCATTACCTTTGGCTTGGATAGATGTTAATCTAGCCCTTTTAGTTGTAGCAACCATTTGCGTTGTACCCGTTGCATGAGCACTTGACTGGTCTGATGAAAAACTTGATCCACCCATAATTTTTTCTCCTAATTAGGAGCTCCCGAAGGAGCTCCAGTTTTATTATTATACTAAGTCTAGTGTCTCTGTAAATGTAATTCCAATAAATGTAACTACTATACTTGCTCCAGACGCACCAGGGTCTGCCATTGTCACTCTGATTTCATCAGGTGTTAATGGTATTCCTGCTGTCGTACCTGATCCACCAGATCCAACACCCGCAACACCGTTGCAAGCAAAAATTTGCGCACCAGCTGCACTTGTAGATAAAACTGCTCCATCTACATATGCATTAGGGTCGCCAGCTGTTCCTACATCTGTGATATTTCCACCAGTAGTTGTAGCTGCTGTGTTTCTAACTACACAGAACATTGGAATAAAGTTTGCTGGAAAACCAATTGCTGCTTCATCGCCTGTAGTAGCAGCGTTAGCTACTGATACAGTTGCTTGATAAGTTTTCATTACGAAACCATCAGTTGCGATACTGCTTAAAAATAAAGCACCTGACTCTACAGCTGCATCAGCTGTAACTGAGTTTCCGCCTGTTACGCCATTAACATCTGCAATTTTTGAAACTGCACCTGTTGTTGCGTTTTTTACTATTGTTTCAAAACCATTTTCCGATCGGACTGGTCCTGAAAAAGTTGTATTTGCCATAATTTATTTCTCCTATAGTTTAGCACCTGCAGTCTCTATAGCGTCTGCCTAGCCAGTCTGCAGATTATTTTAATCTAGGTCTTTTTATTATACATAAAAAAAGGGGCGATGTGAACACCGCCCCTTCTAATTTGTAATACTAATGTAAGTATTAGACTAATTTACCATTTCCAAATATAGCTCTTGGATCTGAGAATCCAAAAGAATATCTTTCTCTAGCTTTAAATCTAACATTACCTGTATCGAAGTCACCTTCCATTGCTGTTTTGATTGGTGATCTAACAAACATTTTCATGCCGTTAGGTGCA